CCAACTGGACCAGCCATTGGTTGAACACCAACGATTTCATTTGTAATTAACTCGGGAAAAGTACGACGAATCATAGGAATCAAGATCTTTGGTAAACGGTAATCACCTTGAGCGTAGTCATCAGTACCAGGGGTACCAGCAACGTTACGACCGTAACCGAACTTGTTACCTAAAGAACCACCATCAGTGCCATCAGCACCAGCAGTGTTACCTTGGGTAAAACCGTTACTTGGACCATAATTAGGTCCTGCTTCTGTCAAACACCATGTTTCTTGATTTTCAAGTAGCATAGCTGTGTTTAAACGAGTATGACTATCTTCAATAGGAGCAACGCTCTTTGAGGAGTAGTCAAGTACAGGAGCCCATTTCTCTAAGAGAGCGGAAGCTCTTGATTCATCAATATAAGCCTGTGAAGGTCTAATTGTATTCATAATTTGTATTTTTCCTTTATATTCGACCCCAAGGTTTAAAAAAACCAGGAAACTCAGGAATACCTAAACAATTAGGAAATTCTAATACTTAGATAGTTCGTCCATATATGGTGATGCTACGCTTTCACTAACAACTTCTTGTGTTGTGTCTTCGTAAATCACCCTATCGACGTTTTCTCTAGTACTTAAAGCTTCTTCTTTCAATGTCTCGAGTCTGTTACTTTCTTTCTTTTTAAAGAGCTTCAATGTATAATCAAAGTTTTCAGCAATGAACTCAGCGTCCTTACCTTTCATGACTTTATTTATATATTGCTTTACTCTTTTATCAAGACCTGCAGTTTTTTGTTCAAGTACTAAACCAGCCTTAGCTGTATCTAACTCTTCTTTTAAAACTGCATTTTCTTCTGCAACAGACTCAAGCTTCTTTGAAGCTTCATTTATTTGATTATGACCGTCCATAACGGCCTCTTTAATGCTTTCTTTTTCTAAAGCACTATCAACTGCTAGATGACTTCTTAAGCCTTCTAAAATTTTCTTAGCTTTGGTATTCTTTACTGCTTCTTGAACACTTTCAACTGGAATTTTTTCTTCTAGATAAACATCTAAATAATCAGAAATACTTTCAATTAAATTAGTTTGAAATCCTTCTGCTTCACTATTTAAAGAATCTTCATATTTTTCAATGACAAGCTTTAATTTAGTTGCTCTATCAGCATCAATAGCTTCAACTACGTTCTTTAATTTGTTAGAATGGTCTTCATCAATCTTTTTTACAAGCTCGTTTAACTTTTCAGTATATAACTCATCTTGTTCGTTAAGAGCTGATTCAACGTGGATTTCTACCTTATCGTTAATCTTTTGTTCAAAGACGTTTTCGATTTCTGATAACACTTCTTCATTAAGTGCTCCGTTAGTGGCTTCTGATAATATTTGTTTAATGTCCATAATTAGAATATATTTATATTATTATTTAATATCTTTTGTTCCATTTTCTTGTCGATAACGTTAGATAAATCAGAACTTGCTTTTTTATAGTTACGATTCATAACATTGCTTATAAAATTTTTTAAATTTGTTTTAACTTCTTTCATATTATTAAAGGCTTTTTAGGAATTTGATGATATTATCTTTTAAAAATTGATCTTTATTTTTTAAAGGCATAGTAGAAATGGTATTTTCAAAGTTATCATATGTTTCTTCAAACTGTCCATATTTATTTACTACATATTGCTTACTTTCCAAGATACCATTTACAAAAGCTTTTGGAAAAGATGGATCAGCTACACAATCAATAGCTACTAATTTAAAATCTTTAACTCTATTAACGCCGTCTGATCCTGATTCAGGTATAAGTTGACCTAAAGCTCTTGAACTCATACCAACTCTTACACCATCATTAATAAGGCTTCTTACAATTAACCCGGTTGGTGTTGATAATACTTTACTCTTACCGTAAAATACATTACCATCTTGCGATAACTCAGTAACTAAATGACATGCTCTTTCTAGATCAACATCAGCTGTAGTAGGGTGATTCAACTCACCCATTGCTCTACCTGAACTTACCATATCTTGTTGGTAACGTTTTGTTTCACGTACCATTTCTTCTAATGGGTAAATACGTTTGTTGCGATTAACCCCTTCGGCCATCATGTATGGTCCTTTAATAAAGAAGTTTTGTTTATCTTTCGAATTACCTTCTTCAACGATATATTCAAATTCCTCCTTTGGAGCTGGGGTTTCAACTATAAGATTTAAACTCATGTATTAATTATTTATACAATATTAATTGGTTTTAAAGAGAAACCCAGTTTATTTACTTTATATTCAATTCTTTTTCAGTGATTATTAAAAACTTATAACCTTTTTTCTTAGACCACTCATTAGCAGCTTTCCACTTTGCTGTATTCTGTACATACATTTTTTGTTCGTATAAAATTGTCTTTTGTTTTTTAAATTTAGTTTTAACTGGTCTTAAAGTTTGTTTACTAGGTTTTATTTCTATAAGAAATTTATTTTTATTACCATTCTTATCTTTAAAGACAATATAATTATCAACAAAATATCTATGAACTTTACCATCTAAAGGATTTAAGTAAGGTATTATAATATTTTCACTTCCCCAAGCTAATATATTTTCATTTAAGTCTGCCCATCTAAAAAATTTTAATTCCCATCCGGAACGATACGTAGGGTTACCTTTACCAATATATTTTTGAGAATTAGTCGGTTTAAAAATGCCCTGTCTAAATCTTTTATTCTTTTTCATAGTGAAGTTATAAATATAGTTATGACGTTTGAAGAAAAAATCATTAAAAATAGCAAAATTAGACAAAAAAATTTAATGCGACCTGCTAAAATTGCATTTGAAAAACCTGATACAGGGGTAACAATTAACAAAAAAGGAGCATACTTTTTAATAAAAGACTCAGCTGATATAACTGTTAAATATTTATCACATTTATCATATGCAAGTTATAGTAATCCTATATCTGATTTAAAAGGAAAATTTACTCAATCAGAAATAATAGATTTTGTTGGTAGAGCAAAAGAAGAAAATTTTACTAATCAATTATTAAGTATCATATTAACTGATATAGGTGTAACAACACCAGTAGCTCAAGTAGTCACAGAAACCGCATCTGAAGAAATAGACCTATCATTTGATGATGATGAGGATGTATATGGTGATTATGAAACAGATGAAAGTGAACAAGAAGAATCTTCTGCTGTTCCTCAAGAATCTATAGATATAAAGGATGCTAGTATAGTTATACAAAAGCTTATTGAAGTTTTTGAAGCTAAATAATTAACCAACAAAGAATAAAGGCGGATCTGCATCTCCTTGACCTGGAGCTGATCCTGTCATTAGTTGCTGTTCTAATGCATCTTTCTCTGATAAACCTTGAGTCATTAAATCAGAAGAGTTTAAACTACCTCCACCAAATAATTGAACACTACCATATTTACCTCTAATATTAGCAACAGCCATTTTAGTTAATGCCAATGCATATTGATATACCCAAAGTTCTTTTAATATATCTCTAATAGGTCTTTCTACATAACAGGATACGACACCATAAAATCTAACGTTACTATTACTTGCGTTAGGTTGTGGAAACATTCTTAAAATTTGTGTTCTTTCATCAAATGCATATGAACGTTTTGTAGCTAATAATTTTTCTCTAGTTTCAAGCCAATTTTTCAAAGTATACCAGCTTACCAAATCGAACCCATAATTACCCATCGCATAACTAAAATATGTTTGCTGAGCTAATGTTTGTTCAATTGTAAACAATGTATTGATACCTGTACTTGAACCTTCTTCAAAATCAGTAACAGAAATTACTTTTCTGTAATCCATTACATCGTAATCGAAACTATTAATTAATTGTTCAGTTTTGCTAACAATTGATCCTTGTCTAGTAATATTATTTTTAACTTGAGGTATAAATAAATCACTTATAGATGATACTTGACTAACAATTTCACTGTGAAAATCTTCAGCAAAAATATCATTAGCTGATATTCCATCTTCTAAAGCTGATGATAGACTTGAAATTGAACTGAATAATGATCCTGGTATTGTTGATATAGCTGCGAATACAGTCTCTTTAGTATTGATTGACTTAGTAAAATCTTTATTAGGTGTTTTTAATTCTTTCTGTTCGGTAAAGGTCTCGCTATTTTGCAAAGTAAAAAGGTCATCTATTTTTATACCATAATCTTTTTTATATAAATTACTATCAAATATAAGATATTCTTTTGTATAACCTGCAAACTTACTAAAGTATTCAACTGCTAAACTTATATTTTCATAAAGCTGATCTCTATGTATTTCAACATTAATAAATGGGTAACCTAATGTTCTCAGTATTCTATCACTAAGCCTGTTAAAATTATCTACTTTTGAATTAAGATTTGTACTTTGAAAACCTGATATAGGAGCTATTTCACACTTCGACATAATATTATTTAATGAATTAGTTAACGGTTATATTAAATAATAATATGCCTTTCGTTAACAAAAATAAATCATACTCTTTTAATATGACCATCGGTACTAGTTTAGCACAGTTATCAGGGTTTACAGCTAGTGAAGTATTAATTTCAAATAAGTCTGGTCAAGACTTATATATTTATGATGGTAATGCTTCTACAGATGATCGCCGTTTTATAATCGGAAATAGTGAAAGCATGGTTTTAAGAGGTATAACAAACACAAATGAAGTAAGTGCTAAAACTGGAGCTTCTTCAGGTACAGTCTATTTTAGATCTGCTTATTTCAGCAATCTAAATCAGTTCTAATGTTACCATCATTACCAAAAATAAATAGACTAACGTTTGAAGGTGCTGCAGATGCAAACAGAGGTATTTTAAATTTTGCTCCTAATGCTTCCATGTGGGGTGTTAGAGATATGACCGGTGGTTCAAATCCGTTGGCAATGAGAGTTCGTAGGAGTATTGATGGTCCAGGAACCGATATAAGAGATTTCTATGCAAATGAAATAGAGGACGGAACTTTATTATCTTGGGTCACAGAAGGTGGTGCTACTTCTAATGGGTATGTTGAAATTTTATACGATCAAAATACTACTAGAAATTTTAATTATTATAATGATAATTCATTAGGTATATCTAAAGCTCCAAAAATAGTTGTAAATGGAGTTTTATCTAGAGATACGGAAAATAAAGTAGCTATAAATGGAAATGGGGCAAAATTACATATGTGGCACTATGAAGACCAGCAAAAGATTTTAGGATTTTTCTCAGATGACGGTACTTGGTCTGTATTTTTTGTAACTGATTTTCCAGACTATTCAGGAGCAACTAATACTAATGTACAAATAGTTCATTACGAGGCAGAAACAAACGGTGGTGCTAATTCTCCTAGAAAGCCAGTTATAGCTTGTAATAAAAGCTTTAACCAGCTTTCAGTTGCTCAACCAACTCAAACAGTAGGAAGCAATACAACGGGTAATATTTTCTTACCTACCTATCCAGGAGAACAGTTATTTTCAAATTTTGGAAATCCCTCATTAGCTGAAAATAATAATGAAGGTTTCTTAGATGGGGTAGGCAGAGGAGCTACCGGTCATAAAACTACAAATTTAGCAACAGCTGTTAACACCGATCCCGATGGTCTAGGTGAAAAAAACGTATTATTTATGCAAAATGAAACAGGTGTGACAACTTTTTTATCTGCATTAATTTATAACCCTAGTTATCTATTTTCTGCTAAGACGGAAATAGAAAATGAATTGGTTAATCTTTTTGATATTACTTTTGTAGATGAGTAATATTAATTAAACTTCAGGAGCTGGCTCAGGTTCAGGAGCTGGAGTTATATCCGGAACAGGTTCACCACCTATATCAGCTGGTCCGCCGCCAAAGTCTGGCGGGGTTTCAGGACTAATACTACCTCCTAAATCACCACCTAAATCTGCGTCTCCACCTACTTCAGGTGTACCTCCTAAATCATCTCTCCAATTTGGACCACTAGAACCGATTTGTTGTAATTCCCATTGCAATTCAGCATCCTTACGTAAAAATTCTCTATTAGCTTTAACATCAACATCGTTCCAACCTAAGTAACGTTTTTGCGCATATGTAGCAGCTACAAATTCATTAGACGCTAACGAATTAAAGTTTGTGGCCTTAAGTTCTAATTTTTGACTTTCTCTTAATTCATAGAAATTTGTCGGTACATTAAACTCTAAATGTATGTTTTGAGGTTTAAGATCATAAGAATCAAATAATTCTTTTAATTTTAAATGAGTAATGAAACCATTTTTAAGACCAGCAGCAAATTGCTGTTGTAATCTAATTATAAATTTAGCAAATTTTAACTCTTCTCTTAAAATAGATTCACTCATTCCATCAAACCCGCTATCAGGGTTTAATCTATTAGTTGGTACTTTTAATGCTTTATATAATTTATTAACGAAATACATTAAGTCTGCTAACTCACCTAAATTAGCACCACCTTGTAGCTGCGTAACTGATGTACCTTCTGAACCTGCTCTTTTAGCAAACCAAAAACTATCTAGCATTGACTGAGGGTTAAATTTTTGAACTTGACCTGATTGATTAGTATCAAATGTCTTTTTACTCCAATACTCTTGAATTAATTTTCTTAAATATGCTTCTGCTTTAGGCGGGGCCATATTACCAACATCTACATTAAAGACCAAACGTTCAGGTGCTCGAACTAGTCTATATATTACTATAGCATCTTCTACTAACGATAACTGACGATATGCTCTTCTAGCATTTTCAATAAAAGGTAATCTAAAAGTTTTATCTTGATTCCAAATACCTGAATTTACATAAGATATTTGATTTTCATCCATAGGAATGAAATCAAATTTTTCTATCTTTTCTGGTTTATTAGGATCAAAAATAGGTTTACGTAAAATGTAACCTTTAATAATCATATTTTGAATATTATCATATATAGGATCAATTAAATCAGAAGGTAGAATAACTGCTCCTAAAATACCATCATTTGTATAACCTTTATGAATAATATGCTCAAAATATAACTCACCTTCAATTAATATTTGTCTAAAATATTCAAAACCTTTTTTATCTAAATCAAAATATTCAATATACTTTTCAAATTCATCTTTAATAACTTGTTGCTTTTCTTCATCAATTTCAACATTTCTAAATCCTAAATTAATAATATTACCAGCATCATCTTTATTAATACATTCATCACAAATTTCATCTAACGCATCACTAATTTCAGAAAAAGAAGCCATAATGCGATAATCTCTCATTCTACCACTTTTATTTTCTTCTACATTAGCATATACCAAAGCATTATAATTACCATCAACCGCTATTTGACCGGTACCTGTATTATTAAAATCATTATTATAAAAAATAGAGTTTTTAGTTAACGCTTCAACTCTCCTCATACCGGTATCTTCAAAAGTATTATATTTAGGATTTAAATCCCCTAAAACTTTATTAAAATCTAGAGACTGATATGGTAATTTATTTACTAGATTTTTTAAAAAACCTGATTGTCCTGAATTATTTTGTTGATCGGCCATTATTATTATTATTTAATACTATTACTATTGCTATACAATATCTATTTTATTTAAACTGGGCAATTTAATGTAAAATTGAAAAGTGTACCTGGTATTGGAGCAGATATTGTTACAGTTGCTGTTGTTGATGGATCAGTTTTAACAAAAGATGCAGTGCCTTGACCTGGACCAGTTACAGGATCTAAACCTAGAGCGGAGAGACTATCGTTATATGATGTATTACCTACATAACCTGTATCTATAACAACTACTCCTCCATGTTCAACAAGAAATCTATCCGGTCTGCTATATGCTTGATAATTTAAAACAACTGTACCACCAGTAGAACTACCCAAAGCTACATTAAATGTATATGTTCCTTGATCACCAGCAAAAGATAGAGTACCACCGCATGGTTCGGCTGATGGTGAAACTACGACTGTCCTTGAATTAGTACCTGTATTACCAGACGAATCAGTCGCAGAGTATGTAACTACATAAGTACCAGATAAATTAGTATTAACAGTATCACCACCTACCGTTACTGGTAATGATCCATCTACATTATCTAAAGCAGTTGCATTTAATTCAGTATAAGTATCACCAATTTCTAAATCTTGAGGACTTGAACCGTTTAATGTTACTACCGGTGGAACATTATCTATTATTGCAACTGTTCTACTATTAGTACCTATATTACCAGATAAATCAGTTGCAGAATATAAAACAGTATATGTATTCATGGTACTAGTATCGACCGTATCACCATAAACTATAACGGGTAATGAACCATCGCAATGATCCAATGCTGTTGCGCATAATTCTGTATATAGACTATTAAAATCAACATCAATAGAACTTGAACCATTTAGAGTAACTACCGGAGCGGTAGTATCTGCAACTGTAACTGCTCTACTTATAATACCTGTATTACCGGACGAATCAGTCGCAGAGTATGTAACAGTATATGTACCTAACGTAGTGGCGTCTACTGTATCCCCTCCTACTGTTACTGGAGGAGATCCATCACACGCATCTAAAGCTGTTGCTCCTAAGTCTTCATATAGTGCACCACATTCAATAGTAATAGAGCTGTCACCATTTAAAGTAACCACTGGGGCTACGGTATCTTCAACTACGACTGTCCTTGAATTAGTACCTGTATTTCCAGCAGCATCAGTAGCCAAATATTCGATAGTATATGTACCAGGTGTGTGAGTATTAACTGAACCACTTACTGTTACTGGTAATGACCCATCTATATTATCTAAAGCAGTTGCGCATAATTCTGAATATGTAGTACTACATTCAATAGTAATAGAGCTGTCACCATTTAAAGTAACCACTGGTGGTATATTATCTACAATATTGACTGTTCTCGAAGCTGTGCCTATATTGCCTGCGGTATCAATAGCTGAATATAATATAGTATAAGTTGTAGGAGAAGATGTATCATCAACCGTATCACCGTATATCGTTACTGGTAATGATCCATCCACTAAATCACAAGCTCTTCCACTAAGTTCGGTATACGAACCGCTTAAATTAATTATTGTTGGATTACTACCGTTTAAAGTAATTATAGGTGGTATAATATCTTTCACTATTATAAAAGTACTACTTAACCCCTTACCACATAATGTATCCATATACGATAAGTCTGAAAAATCATAACCACCTTTATTCAGAGGTATAAATCTAATTTTACCACCTGTTATAGGAGGGCTGTTTAATAATAGTGTATTATCATTTAATATGTTAAATGGTATTGATTCACCTGATATTGCATTTTGTCGAATAAAACCACCTATAGATGTCAGATTATTATAAACGGTATTATTATTTGTACTGAATAAAACAGTTTGTGTATTTCCTAAACTATAACCGTTTAAAATTATATTACCAGATGCATTAGGTGCAATTGTTACATCATTTTGTAATAATACACCATTATAAAAAATATCAGTTATAAATGGTGAACCTGATACTTCAAATGAATCAGTTCTTGTTTCTAATCCGGTAGAAACTGGCGGCATATATGTTTTACCTGATAATGATTCAAAATTATCATAATATTCTAATTGCGTTTCACTATTAAAATTAGAATCTATAAAGAATATATTACCGGTAGGGTCATCTGTATCTTTGAACAACCAACCTTTTAAAGTAAATGTTGTATCAGCAGTAACTCTTGCTTTTTGACCCCCTCTTGTTTCTACAGGGTAGTCTAAATTTATATCCCCATTCCATAAAACTTCACTTCTTATTTCTTGATCAACACTTAAACCAAATTTTTCAGGAATTTTCCATGATATAACAACATACGGGTTACAAAATGGTACAAAGTTGCTTAAAATTTGATCCATATCGGTTTGATATCTTGTTAATACTGAAACTGATAAGCTTATATTAATAGGTACCGGTGCTTTAATATGTCTCGATACTGTTTCTTCCCCTATTTTACCTTGATAATAAAATCCATCTAATTTATTAAAGACTCTAGTTTCATCTCTACTTATAGAATTAACATTAACAGAAACTACAGGCAAGGTTAAAGTTTTATTTTCATTTACTAAATCATATAATACTCTTTGTTTAGGAGCATAAACATATCTTACATTTATTTTGTCCTTCTCTACTCTGTGTTTATTGAAACGTCCAATAACAATATCATCAAACGCAGCGACAAACTGCGTAAGCATATCTTTAATTTCAAAATAAAATGGTCTAGCCCTCACTTAATTATTTATCCCAAGGAAACACTAACCAGCGTGAAGTATACAAAATATTACCAGAAATAGTATTTGTATTAAATTCTGAACCATATCTTTTTATTAAACTACCATATAAAATATCATCACTTTTAATATTATAATTACGTTCTAATATCGATTTAACTGCGGTAAAGGTGCGACCACTATCATTAATATCATCTACAACTAATATTTTCGAACCCTTTTCAATGCCATCAGGTCGTTGATATACTATTGTATCAAGATAATTACCGTTCTCTTGCCGTGTATTGATTCCAATATTATAAAGCGTCTTTATATCTAATTTATAACTTAACATAGCTCCTGGTATCAAACCACCTCTACCCAAAGCAACTATACAATCAAATTGTATATTTTTATTTTTTATTTGTTCAACTAAACATTCAGTTAAAAAATCTACATTATCCCATGTTAATTTTAATACATCTTCCACATATTAATTATAATATATGTATTCAAATAATCAAGCTTTATCTTCTAATTGTCTTACAACAGATATATAAAGATCTATTTTACTTTTTAATATTGAACCGGTGACATTTTTATCAATTAAATCATGTATATCAGTTTTCAATCTGTTTAACATTCCAAGAGCTTGAGTGCTATCAATAACCCCGTAACCTTTAATATTGAATTCTTCATCACTAATACCATTTGGAACGAAAGGTGCACCTTTCACTTTAGCTGATGAAACTGTAGGAACACCATATCTTTGATATGATGGTTTACCTTGTGATGGTGTATATTTACCATAATTTTTATCGTTATTTCTTTGTTGCATATTAGCTATACCTGATTGATTAAGGTTTTGCTCATAAAGATTAAAAATATTGTGTTGATCACTCATTATTATTATTTAATATAAGAAAATTTAATAAATATATTAAAATGGAAAAGCCTATAACTTTCTTTCGCTCCTTTTTGGAAAATATTAATTTTGCTTCTTTTTTCTTAGCAGCAGTAGGTGCTTTAGCCGCTCTATGGTTAAATAGTAATTACGTTTCTCAAGAAGTTTATGAAAGGGATCAAAAAATAATTCAATTAAAAATTGAAAGTTTGGAAACTGAAACACAAGCCTTACGATTTATGGCTCAATCAAATCAAACCGAGATAAGAGAATTATTACCATTAGTAGAAAAAATCGAAACATTAATAAGTAATTTTATAACACCAAATGGTGATTTTATTATAACAGATAGTATGCAAGAAATGGAAGTAGATATAGCTGAAATAAAGAAAGATATCGAGTATATGAAAGCTCGTTTATGGCCTCAAGATTAACCTAAAAAGTTATCAAATTTTTCTACTAATTTTTCCCATTCAACACATTCTAATTCATACTTATTTTTAGTATAGTTATCAGTACGTTCAGCAATATCTTCTTCACTATAATTTAATTTCTTTTCTGATACTTTTTCAATATGGCATTGTACCCAATGTCTATATTCATGTATTAAACTTGATAGGAAATATATACGGCGTTGTTTATTAGTTTTACATTCATTGCATTTTAAAGCTATCTCTATCTCATCTTCATCCCAGAAGTACTGAGAGTCTACCCCTTTTATACCTTTTACTTTTATTTCATAAAACCACCACTTTTTAGTATTTTTTAAATCATTAGTTAGAAAATTCAGGAAATTTTCTAATTTTTTCTTACTAATATTATATTTCTTGAACTTATCTCGTATATTCTTATCGCAGTTTAATTTAATATTAATCATATTACTCTATTATTATATCACAGTTCCCATAAAAAAAGATGCTCCCATTCCGGAAGCATCTTTATTAAAATTATAAAGTTATCTTAAACGTAACCTAAAGTATAAAGTCTTCTTAAAGTAGGTCCAACTGAATTATTACCTTTAGCTGATAAAACCATATTTTCACTACCTGTACCTCCACCTTCTACAAAAGTTGCTTGTACTGCAAGTCTATCAGCAGTAATAACTGCAATAGTATCATTTAAATATCTTGCATCAATATTTATTGTAAATTCTAAGTCTCTTACCGTGTCAATAACTTTTCTTATATAAATGCTAGTATCAGCTCCTGCTTTCTTAGTAAATAATACTTTAGCAGCTGGTGCATCAATTGCCCCACCACCTACTGCTGTAATAGTCATGCCTGATACACCTAATTGTTCAGTGCCTTGATCACCTAATAAAAAGGTGGTTTCGTTAAAAAATGCTGTGTTGTCTCCTAATGCCATGTAATTATTTAATCAATTAGAAGTTTAAATTCCGAAGTTTTGCTCTTTGTTCTGCTAAAGTTGGTATAGAAGGGTTAATTACTTCTTCTTCTCCTATATCTGCTACTTGTTCTACAAGCTTTTCTTTCTTTAGTCTCTTGTCAAGCTCTACGCCATCTTCTCTTGCTAACTCTTCTAACTCATCTTTTGATAAAGAAGAGATATGACCATCAAGCTGTTTAACCATTTTAGATTTTAAGAGCCTTCTATCTAACTCCACCCCATACTTACGGCCAAGTTCTTCAAGCTCATCTTTAGATAATTTAGAATATTCACTCATACTATTATTTATACAATCGCGCTGATTTCCCCGACACCAAACAAAGCGCGGATTTGTCGCAGATGGTCTTAAATAGTTACATGTACGAATATAAAGCAGTTGTGAGTAGAGTAGTTGACGGAGACACAGTAGACGTTGATATAGATTTAGGGTTCAATGTATGGCTTAAAAAGCAGCGCATTCGCTTGTATGGCATAGACACTCCAGAGAGCAGAACATCAGATAAGGTAGAGAAGATATTTGGGAACTTAGCTAAACAAAAGGTTCTAGAATTTTGTCCAGTAGGCTCAAACATTATACTCCAAACCAAAACCGATGATAGTAGAGGTAAGTATGGTAGAATTTTAGGTGAGCTAGTTACACTAGAAGGTACTAATGTTAATACGTTCCTTATAGAGAACAATTACGGCGTGGCTTACTTTGGTAAATCTAAAGATGAGATAGCTGGGGAACAACTAGTTAATAGGAACATTCTAATTGAAAAAGGCGAAGTTACTCTTTAGTATAGCACTTATAGTGTTCCTTACTTCATGTAAGAATACTCCAGGTACTGAACGCAGTATCGATCTAGACATTAGTGTTCCTGATTCAGAGTTACTAATAGAGTGGTAAACGTTCCTGTTCCTTTATTATAATAGAGTGTATTATATAGTACCCTTTACAAGGGTGGGGTTCCTGTATCAAAGAGGTACTTAGAGTAAGGAACGTTCCAGTTCCTATATCTTAAATGGAACATATATAGAGGAACGTTCCCCGGGCATATATAATAAAGTTCCCGCGACAAAAAAATTTAAAAGCATGGGGCCTCACGTTATCGGAACCCGGGTGTATATATAGGAGTATTCCCACGTTAACCGCTCTCACAAGACCGGTCGTCTGCGAGGCGGGGTACCCGTGCGCGAAAAAGAGGCCGCTCTATATATAGAACGACCTCTCCAACAACAACACACTATCTAACTAGGCGGCGAATGCAGCCTTTAAGAGTCTATCTATGGCAGCCTTAGCCCTACTACTAAGCTCAACGTCTGGGTTATCCATCATCTTAATTACTTCGTCGGCATCTATAGGGTATTCAGTACGGCTACTCTGACTATAAAGTATAAATTTCGCATTAGTTACGTCAAAGCTATCGTAGTCGCCAAAGCCATAGCTATCAGGAAGGAAGATATGATACTTAGGCTTCATCTTACTGGTTGCAGAATGCTACCTTCTCGGGCTTGATGCCGAAGGCCTCACGCATACGCTCGAGGGTATCAGCATAGTTATCGTTCACCACGCCCATCACAGAGACCATCTCTGGGTTGAACTGATTAGAGAGGGACTCGATAAGAGCTAGCTTAGAGCTCTCGTTAGCGGCTGCACGGCAGATGACGTCGACGGCATTATATAGCTCGCCAACGGTTACGGTATCGGTGTTGTGTTCGTTATCCATACTACGATTATACGACTGTTCCCCTTCGGGGGCTTAGCCGCGGGTGGTTGAGCTAAAGAGGAACGCCGATATAATTTAAGTATAAGACCAGAGGGTCTGGCGAGGACTACCTCTCGGAAAG